ACAAAAATTCAACTGATTCGTTATCTATTTCCGTACAACACGACATACTTTGCGGAAGGTCATATTTTGTAATAACCTTATTACGGTCTATTAGGTGTTCACACTTCCAATTGAAGCCCTTATCTTTCAGCTGCTTCGCAGTCTCTAATGTTACGAGTTCTTCGGTCATGGCTATTGTCTTTTCAAATTAATAATCTTCGTTTCGTAGTTGTCAAGCCCCTTTTTATGGGTACGGATAATCACTATACTATCATTGAGATAAGTCACGCTTCCCTCACTTGTACGGTGTTCTATAGGGTATTCTCCAGGGTTATTGCACCCGAATAGTGCAACTGTTGCCAAAATGATAAGTATTTTCTTCATACTTTAAAGTGTTCAATCAGTTCGTTTACGGTAGCCTTGTGAATGGTATCCGTGTTAATGTCAACATCATTGTAAGCCCAGTAGGTAGAGAACCTGATTTCTGAACACTGAATCCATTTATCCCCATCCGTAAACCATTGGTATTTGTCTGCGTCATCTCTCAATGTAGCGATAGCCAAGAAAAGTTCCTCGTTGGTTCCGCAATCAATTCTTCCTTTCTTGGTGACAGTATCTACATCATATACCACTCCATATAAATTACCATAAGACGTTATGATAGCCTTTCCCTCTTCGATACTTTTATGACTTCCCTTGCCGTCATAATTATGCGCATCTAAAGTTGTATCACCAGAATTAAGGATTTCATATCCCAACTCTTCCAGCTTCTTTCGAACTTCCGGTGTATTTCTTCGTATGAAACACGGTGTTGTAAATCCCATAGTTATTCCTCCTTATCTATCTTAATATCTGTCACTTTGCCACGATTGATAAAACCGCCACAGCTAAACAAATCGGTTATACATACCGTGTAGTCCACCTCTGCGCATTTCTCGTACAGAGAGCATGAGGCGCAATGAATACTATCATGCACCGCTTCATGCAGCACCCCGTCTATTATTATTCCGTTCTTTATTTCCATAATCAATCTCCTTTCTCTTTTAACGCATAAGAAACAGCACAGCAGCTACAGCCCAACCGGACAAAGCCATCATGTAAAATATGAATTTTGTATAACCAATCCACTTAGCTTCTCGATTGAATTTATTTATTGCTCCTTTTAAGTCTCCGAACCGTTCTTCAATGTTCCACATCACATTTTCTTTGACAATTTTCCTGAATCTCTCCCGTACATTCTCTGGAATGTAGAATCTGTCATCTTTATAGAAGAAATATGTAGAACAATCAATACGACAGTAGTCATTATAGTCCCTTTCAGTATCTATATTGATTGTTATTTCTGCCACGCCTTTTTCTTTCCATAGGTCAATGGCGCGTTTTTCAATTTCTTTCTCATTGAGCTTGGCAAGGTCCGCAAGCTTGCTATACTCATATTCGTCTAACTGTACAATCTTTCTCATATTTAATCTCCTTTCTCTTTAATCCGTTCCAGTACATCCTTGTTGGCTTTGAGTATCTCATCGAAAGAGGGGATGGGCATCCAAGCTATCGTATCATAATACGCCAATGTTTTTGTTTCCCATTCCCCATCTATATAGTTATTTTAACAACGTAAAATAGCTGTTAAAGCGCTTCATCTTACAAAGCACTAATACTCTATCTTCATTTTCTGGCAACCGCTCCTCAACGCTTATCCACGGAGATTGCTTTGCCTGCCAGTCTGCACCTTTCTTAAAAGCCCGTAATGCAACCGATTTTGCCAATGCCTTGATAGCTATACTGTCTCTTTCATCATAGGCAAGCTCTGCATCTTTATTATATGTACTTTCACTCCAATGAGTGCGGACTGCTTCTTCTACTGTCTGTTTCATAAATCATTGCTTTTTATTAGGTATTAAATCATCCAAATACGCCCATTCTTCAATGGCATCTTTGGAACACTCGTAATCATCACACTCTTCATCGTCCCAGCACTGCTCTGTTACATTCCAATAGCGGACACCGTAACCAGTTCCAGTGCTTAATTTCCCATATACAAGGCATGGTATCTGCGGATAATGTTCATTTTCGTATTCTCCATGAGCTTGTGGCACTTCATCTTTAGTCTTGTGCCACACGCTGTTGATATGCCAGTTCGCACCGGCAATAAATCCTTCTTTAAATTCATCTGCACCACATTCGCAACAATCGAATGCTGTATTATGACCGTTACAATGTTCGCAATATTCACGTTCTGAACATGGATAGGTTCCATTACAATTATAATGCTTATGAATTGCTTCCCTTGCTGCTTCTTCTACTGTCTGTTTCATAATCAATATGCTAATATTAAATTTCCACTTTTGTGTAATTACTAAAATCACAATACAAGTATTGACACCAACCACCGAAGCGATATTTATCATTTAGATACCTACATTGAGAAGTCCACTTACTCTTTGTAATAATCTCGTACACCGTTCCTTTATGGATGAAAAGGTCGCCGACTTTTAAATTGGAAAGTTTAACTGTTTTCATTTCTTTCTTTCATTCCGTTCCCGATTGTCTTCCGAAACACACATCTTGTACCATGATGTCTTGATGTGATACGCCTTTCCGTTGCGATAGATTGTCCTGTCATAGAAGCAGGATAGTAGAAGCGGTCTTTTGCAGCGGCTGCACACCTTGCGTTCTACCCCGTCCACCATCACCCGGTTCCTCGGTTTCTGTTTCACTATCTCGCACGAGCCGCATTCGGATGCACCGTACTTCCGGCAATAGGCAAGGGAATGCTTGCCACATTTCGCGAAAGAGGTGCAATCGGAGCGGGGGACTGTCTGATGAACATTCATACTGCATCATCCAATAAGTCAAACAACGTGGGCGCGCTCACTTCCATTTCTGCTTCATACAAGTATGAAAGGCTGTCTTTCCAGTAATCGTAATTCAGTTCAGTAGATAATCCTTTACGTCCTAAATTAACAGCACAATAAGGAACGGTTCCGATACCACCGAACGGGTCGAATACCAGTTCGCCCTTATTTGAATACCGTTCAATCAGTCTTTCGACAATATCCAGCTGAAGTGGGCAGATGTGGTTCTGCCGTTTCTTCTGCGACTGTCTCGTATTGAGTGTGCGCATTCGGGTTACATCATCCCATATCCAGGGCTTCTTGCTTACCGGGTCAACGGCCATAAACGTTTTAGGCAGCTTTCCGTAGGCTTCCAATTCCTCAGCGAATGATACATGTTCCTCGTAGTTATATATATGCTCGCGTTCATAATGCCTGAACAAATGGCGTATTTTATCAATACCGGCACCTTTCATATCCTCGTAACTCAACAGAGAGTTACCAGAAGATTTCCAACTTGCATGAGCATCTATCTGCCAACGGGCAAGCGAGTATTCACTCTTGTTTTTTACCACCGGAAAATCAGCATAGGCTCGTGAGGTATCAGAAGGCAGCTTGCGGAAAAGAAGAACATATTCCGGGCAACCGATACCCATCTTTGAACCGTCCTTACACATTTCAGTATAGCCAAGTCGGTAAGTCTGGTTATTCTCCCTCACTACATCCGTATCCACTGTTATACGCCCCATGTAGCGGAACCCGTGTTTCATGTAGTGGAATACAGTCATTTCACTGAACGGGTCAATAGTGGGCATGCCATCACCCGTAGCGTTGCCGAACAGTACGCGGTCTTTCACATGGATACAAGCCAACCGGCCAGGCTTCAATATACGCATCAATTCAGGAGTAAGGTAATCCATCTGCTCAAAGAACTTGCTATTGTCTTCATTATGCCCGAAGTCATTATAGGTCGGAGTGTACTCATAGTGGTTGGAGAACGGGATGCTGGTTACAATCAGGTCTACTGAATTATTTTCCATTTTCTGACATTCAAGAACATTGTCGTTATTTATGGCCCTCCAAAGTTTACCGGATTTCTCTTCCCGACTGGCGAACATCCACCGCATCATTTTTTCCTCTGCCTGCAAACCGAACAAACCGTTCTCGCGGACTATATCGGTCATCTTGGCTACCATTTGGAGGTGTTGCGCCCACTTCTGCATGAAGCTCTTGTATATCTCTCCCTCGCTTTCCGCATAGACCAGATAAAGGTCAACCGGATGCTGCTGCATAAACCGGTAGATACGGGCTATTGCCTGGAACTTGTCATTGAAACGGTAGTCGATGAACATGATTGCCTTGTGGCAGTGGTACTGGAAGTTCAAACCCTCACCAAGCATTTCAGGTTTGGCGGCCAGATATTTCAGACGTCCGTCTTTGAAATCCGCTATCACCTTGTCCGCTTCATCATCATCCTGTGAACCATATACAGCCTTACATCCGGGTATGGCGTCACATAATGCCTTCCGTTCATTTTCCAAGTCATGCCATAAAAGGAAATGGTCGTCCTTGTTTTCAGGACGGTTAATGATTTCCACCACACGGGCAATCTTTTCCTGCATGTTGTCCCGGCGTTCTTTCGCTGCGTCGGCAAGACCGAGAGCAGCCTCACGAAACATCTTCACTTGTCCGTCACGGTCGGCTCCGGCAGTGGAGTTATCCACACTAACCACTTCCTCATGTACACGCAGTTCAGGCAGTTCATATCCTATATCGGGATAACCGAGGTCGGACGGTTTAGTGAGGAACAACGCCCATGTACTTACCCAAAGCCAGAACTCCTTTTCCTTATGCGGGTAAAGAGTAAGATTATTTGCCTTCGTGCTGTCACGCTGAAAAAAACGGGTAAGCGCCTGCCCTGTATCCATTACACCGAGATAACCGGCATAATGTATCAATTCCTTGTATCTATTAGGTGATGGTGTGGCAGTAGCGACAAACCTGTACGGTACTCCTGCAAACAAGGGAAGAAACTCTTGATAGGTCTTAGTACCAAAACCACGCAGTACACTCGCTTCATCCAATGATGTTACGGCAAAGTAGGAAGGTTCTATTCTCGCCCCGTCTTCACCGTCACGCACACGTTCGTAGTTTGTGACCATGATGTCGGTCGGGCATATCATCACATCAGCCATAGTTCGTACATAGGTCACTTTTATGTGCAGATGTTGTTCCGCTTGTGTAAGGAACTCAACTACTACACGTTTGGGACAAACTATCAGCCCTTTGCCGCCTTTGTGTTTCAGAACTACCCGAAGTATCTCCAACTGGGTTACGGTTTTCTGCATACCGAAACTGGAGAATATGGCACGGCAACCGCCGGACACCGCCCAGCGGACTGTATCTTTCACATGGGGATATAACGACGGTGTCAGTTCATCCGGATTGACCTCGAACCCGGTCTGATGACTGATGGCCATCTTGTCTTTCAGAAATTCTATATATTCTTTCATTATGCTATTTCTTTCAATAATTTCATTGTTTCACTTCTTTAGGTTTCCAATCAGACGGTAATTTTGCCCACTCGCGGAACTTGGCGTCGAAGTCGTCCATGTCCCTGAACATATCCATCTTCGATTTCTCTGTCTCTACGAGTGAGGAGAATTCCAGAAAGTACAAATCTGCGCTTTTAACGAAATTGTTATGCAGCCTCTTCAGGTTTCCGAGAAGCAGTCCTTTGGCGCTCATCAAGTCTGCCGCTTCCTCCATCAGCATGTTGGCTTCGCAGTTCAGTATGTGTGCGGCTGAAAGAAGGCTGTTCATTCTGTCAATGCTACCATCGGCTGTGGCGGCGTCAATTAGTTGTTTTCTTGGTTTCATAATCGTGTATAAATTATTTATTTCTTATTTGGATAAACCCTCGTTTTTCGCATTCACGAAGAAGCAACAAATCTTCTTCTTTAATTTCGCATGGCGTTTCGTGGTTGATGCTCATATACCGTGAAATTCCGAATTTCCTGCATATATCGTTATAGAAACGCTTTTGTCGACCTTTTGCCATCCAACAGATTGTTAGTTTCATACGTTTTACCCCTATTAAAACTCGCTTGGCTTCTTTTCCAGACCCTCGTATCTTTTTCTATTCAATTCAGCAATCAATTCATCCGACATCCTCAAGGCGTTGATGGCAGATTTGTCACCGGACAGTGCACGTTTTTTAAGTTCCTCCCGATATTCTTCGTAGAACATCCCATTGGTTGTTCTTTGCTCATCAGCCATGTGTGATTTATGCTCATTCCATGACTGGCTATCAGCAATAGCACAACGTTCTTTGTTGTATTCACGTAACCAGCCCATAATAACTTGCCCGTCTATGCGGTTGTAACTTTCTCCATATTTCATTTTCATTGCATTTTTGAAACACAATTTGAAATCGTCAGTTTTCATGTAAGGGTATTCCTCAATGATTAAGTCTACGGTCATTGCAACCTGTGTGTCAGACATGGTATTAACCACATTGAAGAACGCCAAAGCGTCAGCAATTAAAATTACCAATATGGCTCTCGCCTGCGGCTCTCCGAGTTTTCTGATTATAGTCCCTATGGCCGGCTCATTGCTTAGAAATACATCCTCAACTTTTTTCGGGCGCAGAGTTTCGCAATATTTCTCCGGCGAGGTCTTTAAGACGACTAACCGATTCTCTTCTTGTGGTGACAGTATCAGTTCGTTTCCCATTATAATTTCCTTCCAATATTTTAGTAAAGTTTGCTTGTTTGAAAATCCAATCAAAGTCACATTTCCAATTGCGGTCATTAGCTCCCAGCAGAAATGGGGATTGAAGAATGAGATTGAAAACAGTCCTCACTGACTCTTTTCCATACTGGGCTATCCGGGCTTTTACAGCCTTTTTTCTCACATCGGTCATTGATTTTATCTGCTGGAGTCTATCTTTGAATGTGGAATTATAGTATTCCATCAATCCGCTGTAATCAATCTTTTCAGAAAGAGAGGGCGAAGAAAGCTTGTCTTTCTTTGATACTCCGTCAGGAGTATTTTCTTTCTTTTGCTGGGAAGATATATCTATATACTCTCTTTCTTCTTCTTTCTTTGTATTTGTGCCCTCCGTGTGCCCTGATTTTTGCAAAAGTTCGGATTGCGGCAGATTGTTGTTCACAGACTGTGCCCCAAGTTGTGCCCTTAACTGTGCCCATTCGGACTGTAATTCTTTGATTTTCTTTTCAATATCTGTGCCCTTGCATGTGCCCTTACTTGTGCCCATTGGATTATATTCTTCATATTTACATAGGGTTATAAGGTTCATTCCCTGATTGCACTCAACAGTTATCATACCTTTTTTCTTAAGATGTACAAGAAAGGAACGCACTTTCTTTTCAGACCATTTCCAGCGTTGAGATAAAAATCTTATGGATGCAGGATATTGACCTCTTGAATAAGAGATTTCTCGACCTCCGATACTCTCCTTTCGGGGCGTTGCCTCAAATCGTGCAGACTGGATTAAGTCTAACCACGCTTCACAACTGCTAAAAGTACGGGCTTCATTCCACATTTCATTCGAGAAAAACCTGCGGCTTAGCCTCAAAAATCCTTCGTCCATAGTTTTAGAATCTCACGTTTGTTAATTGCCTTCCTTTCGAGTAAACTGCCCATTTCCCATTTCCGCTATCAAACAACCGTAAGTCCGACACCTCTCCGAAACGTTTGATATTACCGCATAAATCCACAATCCAGCCACATTCTTTGGAAGGATGCGGGCGGATGGCACGACCAACTATCTGATACCACATAGCAAGTGACATTGTAGGACGTGCCATAACGACTGTATCAAGTTCCGGATAGTCAAAGCCAGTCGTAAGTACACCCACATTAGCTACTACCGGAATTTCACCAGCTTTGAACGCCTCAAGAATATGTTCACGTTCTTTCTTAGGAGTATCACCTGAAACGATAGCGCAACCGGGTATTGACATCGTTAACCGTTCCGCTTCTTTCAAAAAACGGGTAAAGACCAAAATACCCTTCCGTTTTCCTCCGGCTTTGGGATTCATCAGCCTTTGGACGATATGAACGAGATAACCGTAGAAGTCTATCCGTTCATATTCTTTTTGAACTGACCTATCCGTATAGTCGGCACCAGTAGTATTTACTTTCAAGTTAAGTTCATTCCACCCTGAAGGATTCATTGAATAGTAATCCAACTTCGCCAAGTAGCCCATATCTAATAGGGTTGATACCTGTACATGATAAATGACCTCTGAAAAGACATGAGGTTTTGTCCGAGTGATAAATTTCAGCATGGAGCCGAAATCACGACTGGAGCTTAAACGGTATGGCGTTGCTGTCAGTCCAAGAACCTTACACTTCACCGCATCAAAAAAATCTTTGTACATACCCTCTTTGGGGTTTACAAGATGACATTCATCCACAATGATGTTCTTGAAGTGGGTAAACAGTTCGGGATGATTCTTCACACTGCCGATGGTGGCAAATGTTATCCGGCTTATTTCTTTTGAGTTAAAGGATGCAGAATAGATACTGCAATCGAGTATTCCGTATGAACAGAGTTTCTTGAAATTCTGTTCGAGTATTTCCTTCGAGGGCTGGAACACTAAGGTATGTCCATCAAGTCTTGCGGCTATATCCGCTATGATAAGCGACTTTCCGCTGCCCGTAGGTAACACCATAATGGCATTTGTTTTCTTTGCCTTGTTATTGAAGAAAGAAATAGCAGCATCAGAGGCCTTCTGTTGGTAATCTCGTAATACATAACTCATAGCCCTTTCTCCTTTCGTAACTTTTTATTAAGTGCTTTGTAATACTTGATTAGCTGTTCATACTCAAAATCAGTCATTTTGGAAGTGCCGGCAGCTTTCACCTTCAGCAAATCAAATTTCTGTTGACCTATTTTAGCAATTAGATTCACCCGATAGCCTTCCAAATGGTCAGCTTTGAATCTGTTGCAGTGTCGACATTCGGCATGGCAATTATTCTCATCAAACCGTGTCGCCAAATGTGTACGACTGAAATAGTGTCCGCAGTCAGCTTGTCCGAATGGTTTTATCTGTCCGCACGAGATACATCTAAAATACCCGTTTGGCATTGCATCACGAAGCCGGATAAAAAGGGAAAACTCCTTGTCGAGCTTAGCTTTCAAATCCGGCTTCTTCTTTATTGTTATCCCTGCTTTATCAAACAGAGGTAAAGGCTTGTCTTTCTTCTTGGCCTTTGTTCGTTTTATGTAGTATGGCATTATTTAAATCCCCATTCTTTCATGTAGTCAATGTTTTCAGGAAATCCCTCTACTGATTTAGGCCTAAGGAATATTTTCTCACTCTTCAATGGAGTGCCTCCCCAAACAGTAGCAGGGCATTCTTCATATTCTTCTTTAGAAACTTCACTTACATTAAAATGGGGTTGGAAGCCATATCCCATTACGCTTTCCCCTAAGTAAGTACCAAACTTCTTTAAAGCCCATTGAAATGCAATATCTTTATATAGGTAATGTTTAGAAAACACAGCCACATATATTTTATGAGAGAAATTTCCTGTTTCTGTTAAGTCAGGATTACATCTGATACAGAAATACTTAATACGTGAAAGTATTTCTTCAACAAACCTTTCATGCTGTTCGCAATCTTCTTTCGTTAAGAACTCTTTCCCGTCATTTGCAATGTAAATAGTCTTGGTAATTTCTTTTGTTTCCATGCTGTTTTTTATTAAAGCCCCGAAGCGTATTCTCCGGGGCACAACCATTATTTACTAACCCTTGCCATTTATGTGTGGCTCACATTTATGTGGAGATGGGGCGATTCGAACACCCAATTAAGGACTTATCCTTTTGCGCTACTTCTAAGGTTAATTACTCCTTATATCTCACGTACCGTACTTTCTACCATGTGCACCTCTCGAAAGTTAAAAGCACTCCACTGCGCACCCCCCCCCATTTTCGCCCGCCCCATCTTCACAGACCGGACAGGCAGGTTAACAAAGTTATTCCATATAAGCCATTGAAAACTCTTTCGGAATAAACCGCCCGACCGGAATAGGTTTGGCTGATTCAATAGCCGTGTGAATTTCTCTCTTTTTGAACTCATATCCCTTTTCTTTGGCTTGTTTCTCACATTCTTCCTCTTTGTTTTTGAGATAGTGGGTAATAAGCATCATCGCTCTGTCAACGTTGAAGGTGTTCACGACAAAGGTTTGGACTCTTTCGTCTTCATTCTCCCCTTCCGTGAATGTGATTTTCGTCTCAATCTGATAGAATTTCTTTTCATTGGGCTTGGAATCTCCCTCTTCTTCATCTTCTTCCGTTACAGAATCGTTTAAAAGGAATGTATCTTTTAATTCTTCGAGGGTGGCATCATCTATCTTGCGTTCTTTCAAATTGTCAGTAAGAATCACGCAAGAATCGAATTCCTTGACCATTGTCAAGGTGAATCCGAACATATAGTTTAGTTCGATGTAATCTTTCAAGATACTACAAGAATTCTCCAATCCGGTGGCATACAGCAGGAACTTATGTTTCTTGTCCCCTATTTGTGCCTGTGCAAGATAGGGATATAAGAATTTGTTCTCGTTCTCGAATGCCAAGCGGTTCTGGTTGCTGACTTCCACTTCCTTGATGCCGTCAACTTCCATACTGAAACGAATTTTCGCCAAAGTGTCTTGGTCTATCAGCGTGCCACGGTCAAAAAGAATTTCATTCCGTTCGATGATTACTGTTTCACCTGTATCTTCATCAATGAAAGACTCCTCCCATGTTTTGAGGACACGTTTTGCAAGGTACATGTTGAGCATCTTTTTCGGGTCAGATGTCACATACCTGATTTCTGTTTTTCTTGTTTCTATCATAGAAATTCTTTATTGTACATTGTTTAACAAGTGCTTCTTGTAATTAGAGCGTACAAACGATTGTTCTTCGTCATTTAAAGAGTATGCCTTTACCATGAACTTCATTGCCATATCTTCGTTATTGTCGGACAACGGATAGTAATCAGTGGCAAAATTGCAAGAAAGCGTTTCAAGACGGTCGTATTTGTTGCGAACCTCACGAACACGTTCTGTTATCTCCTGTACTAATTCAGCCGATTCGGAAAGTTGCTTTTCGTATTCCTTTTTATCTTTCTCCGCTTGTTCTTTCATTACCTTGTTCTGTGCGGCAAAATTTGAAATCTTAGCATATAGTTCATTGGAGTAAGCCCAGCCTGAAAGAATATCAAAATCTGAGTTCCCGTTGAACTTGTATCGTTCACTCTTTTTAAGGTACTTGTATTCACTTCCAAGTCTATTCCAATCGTAATCAACTTTTCGTAAAGACTTTGCACTTTTCAGGATTTCCGCAACCTTAGTAGCTTCCTCAATGTCAGTAAAAGCAAAACCATCCAAAAGTGGGATAGAGAAATACTGTGTGTCGGTAGGTTCAATCTCGAACAATTCTGGAACTTTCGGTTTATCTAAAAGTTTAATGCCTTCCTCCATCATGCGGAATTTTATCATTTTTTGGACATCTTCGTCCGACAAAGCGATTATTTCTTGCTCTGTCATTTCGCTAATATTCTTCATAATCTCAATATTTTAAATAAATTCTTTATTACGTTCAATTTCTTGTTGTGCGTAGATAAGCATCTGCTGTTCATTTGCGGCAGGTAAGTAAATGCCAGCTACTGATGCCGACCAATTTCGGAAACGGTCAATGCTTAAAGTCATTTCACCTGTTGTCAGCTCGGCAGAACTGCGCAAATAGGTTACTTCATTGCCTTTCTTGTTGACCATCTTACGTTCAAACAAATCACGGTTGCAAGTCCTCTTATAAAAATCAATTTTTGCTTCGTCGAGACTGCAACCGTACTCACTACCGAAATACCCTAAAAGAAGATGCAAGTAGCTGTTTTGGGCAAGCGTGCGGTTAGGTAGTTTCTTTTTCACTTCCACCACCGCACGTTCACTAAACAGCTTGTTTACATACTCCTTGAACTTGGGTATTTGATATTCATTCTTCAAGTCGAACAGCATACGCTAAAAAGGTAAATCGTCCTTTACATTGCCATTAGCATCAACCGGAGGCGGAAAGTTCTGCGGCTGTTGCTGATAGGTCGGTTGTGGCGCTGGCTGTTGTACCGATGTTGTTTGTTGGGATTGAGATACACCGCCACGCGCATCTATTTTGTAGCACCGAATAGATGCCATACGTTTGAGTTCTCCGTCTTGATTCGTCCAAGAACGCCCTTGTAAGACAAATGATACAGTAACAACATCACCCTGATTAAAGCGGTCAAGTTCTGCACACTTATCGCCTGAAAACTCTAAGGGAATAACATTCTCATACTCGCTACGCTCTCCCGTATAAGGGTCGTAAGTGGTAGCATCTAAAATGAACTCCCGTTTTGTAAACGAGGAACCACCGTTTTTGGATGGTATTTGAACAGTTTGTCCGATTTCGGTTATCCGTCCAGTTATTTGATTTGCCATAACCTAATATTACTGGTTCTTTTTATTACATATTGCAATCTCCACACATATCCACAAGGGAATCAAATTCTTCTCGTGAGTATTCAAATCCATTGATTACGATTACCTCGTTACCATTTTCGCCAAAATAAACTCCATCATTCATTTCCAAAGATTTTAGTGTCAGTTATCAATTTTCTGTTTTCTTCCAAGAACCGGACAAACTCTTCACAATGGTTAGTGAGGATTGGTATATCATGTTCAGGATTGAAAACGTATGTTTCTGTATAGGTATCTACCACATAACCGCCTTTATTAAACTCTACAATGTTGTATTCAAACGTCCGCACATCCGAACCGTTCTTCATCAAAGCGTATGGATAAACCAAATGTTGGTGGTGGTCTTTGAACTTCCCTACGGTATAGCTTCCAGTTGTTTTGATGTCGTGAACACTGGTAGGCATCAGTTCGTCAATCAGACCATAAACCAATACACTACCGTATGCAGTAGGCAAGATGGCTTCTACTCTTTGTTGGGTTAATGCCCCTTTGTAGTAGTTGGCAAACTCGCGGCAAAGGTCAATGTGAAAAGTGAAAGTGCGATTGTTGTAAACAGCTTTTATTCCGTAAAGTGTTCCGTCATCGTGATATGCCTTGCTAATTTCCATTATAGAAGATTTACGGTTCTCAATCATACAATCAATGATTTCATTGAAAGCCGTGCCACGGTCTGCCGCTTCACTATCAAACGGTTTGCGGTTAATACGGTCTATCAGTTCTTGAAACTGCTTCTGCCGAAACTCTTCTTCCGTACATGGTGGATTCTCACTCCACCCATAATAACGCTCATATATGACATCGCTATTAAGGTAATTGAAGTAAGAATCCAATAATGTTGCATATATACGATAGTTAGGCTGCATCTGAGTAGATTTTAGTTTCCTTATTGAATATCAGTCCCAAAGCCTTTACCTTTGCAGCAAACAAACTTCTCGCCATCATCAAAGAACTACCAACGTGTTCAAACTCATTAATATGAGAGGCGAACTCATTAGCAGACTTGGCATCAGTTATAAATTCGATACTTTCTTTGATTTCCTCTATCACCTTATCATACTTTTCCTGTGCCTCTTTCTTGGCTGCAAGCATACCCAAATACGAATTGATTATCTTGGCAGTGATAAAGTCGTTCTTGGCGGTTGGATTACCATTCTTGTCAAGAATGGTAGGAACCTCCATTACTGAAGGAAGATTGCAAGTATTCTTACCGTCATTTCTTGAAGTTGGGTCAAAAGTGATGGTACGTCTTTGGACGCCTCTTTCGCTTTTCATTTCAAGATAACCGAGCAAATCCAGTTCGGTAACGATAGAGTTGTAGGATTTTTCACGCAAGGCAGGGATAAACACCGTATCATCACCTTCTTTTCTTGTGTCGCGATGGGCAACGAAAATGATGTGCTTGTTAAGCCCCGAAAGTGTTCGTGTCATCCATGAAAATTCGGCATTGATACCGCTCCAATCCTTGATAGACGGTTGGCGGCTACCACATTTATAAGTAATGATGAAATCCATCATCTTACCGATTGTATCAACTACAATGGTCTGATAAGCAGACAAATCCTCCTGCAAGACCTGTTGAACATCACTCCATGAAGTGACCTGTACAGTATCTATGTTTTCCAAATGCGCCATATTCATACGCTTAACACCATTATCGAAATCCAATAATAACGGTTTCGGTGCGCTCAATGCCACTGTTGATTTTCCCATACCAGCCTGGCCGTAAATCATCATTTTCACTGTGGTAGGGATTACTAATTCATTTGATTTTTTTATAAGACTCATAATCGTAAATATTTAAAAGGTTAATCCAATTGTATCTCTCGCCATTATTCCGCTGACATTCGCCAGCGACAAGGCTTGTTTGATTTCTGTTTTTGAATAATAAAGGGGGGAATTTCGGCTTTCTCCTTTTCTGATAGGCTTTATCAGTTCTTTATTCACAAGTACATTGAACCGCTTCCAGTCTATTCGCATCATCCTTAGCCATTTCTTTACATCCCTCAATCGGATAAGGTCTTGTGCCGGCTCATATGCCTTGACCGCCTCCATATAACCAACCTGATAACTGTCTATCATAATGGATTGGATTTCTTCTATATTCATTCCGCCCTCCTTATTATTTCAATCCGTTCTACTCTTAGTTCTCTTCCTCTTCTCATTTCGCTCTGTTCGTGATAAAGCGATAGAGAAAATATACATAGCAAACTATAAGCTACAGACATACGAACTGTTGGTGAAAAATCCATTGTAAGTTTTACACCGGCTATCCGTTCGTAAAGCATGGTAGCAAGCTCTCTCCCATTCCGTACATGCAATATATCAAAAGCCTTTTGCAACTGGTTGTTAATTGTGCTAACCGCCCGACATTTGATATTGGCAATTTCCTTTTTCTCATACCCTTGCGCATACATCCGTGCTGTAACCTCGCATTCAGGGGTGAGTTCTGTAAATACCCGTTCCATAATCGTGTGAGCTAATGATTATTTCAGTCGTATAAGCGAAGAAAAACCTGGGCAATCTGTTTTTGATACCCTATACATAATGTCAAGTTTTCCTTTCAACTTCTTCGTGAGCCGTGCTTCTTTGTTTCTTCGGGCAGCTTCCATTTTTATCCCAGTGTGCCGAGAGGCTTCAAAGGGGATTCGATATATATCCCCAACCTTTATACTATCAAATAACTTAGTTGTCTGATAGTTCTCATCTACTTTAATTTCCTTTATCATACGCTTTAATTTTGAAAAAAATAGTGGTGATAGCAGGATTTGAACCTGCATAAATTGCTAAGTTTATTGCCGAGCAACGCGTTTCCTATTCCGCCATATCACCGGAAAAAGGTGCGCTATCTTCACAGACGGTACACCCAGTACAAACACAAAATAAAACACGACAAAACAATTTTAACCACCCGTACAAGGGTAAAGGGGTAGCTTGTACTCAGCATCCCTCACGGCTTTTAGTACGGTATAGCACTGACCTTTTCTGTGGCTTTGTTCCCCTGAACCAATTCGATTGGCAACATCACGTTATAATCAGGGGATTTTCTTAACTTTGAGGTGTCAAATCTAAAAATTAAGAAGTATGAAACAGTTTATTGAAATTCCCCAAGACGGGGAATCTGTACTGATTAATGTCAATCACATCGCTGCTGTCAAGTCTAAATCATTTGGTGATGAACAAGGATGTGAAATATTTGTCGCTACCCCTTATCAGAGGGAGCATTGGACTGTCGAGACTGGATGCCTAATAATCCAATCCAAGTTTTCACTCTCTCATCTTCGCCAGCTGATAGAAGAAGCTCTTTAGAGGTCTTACCGTCAAGGATGAACTCTACCCAGGCTTGAACGGCTTGGGTAGTTGAGTGTGTGCCAACTTTCAGAAGAAGCTCTTTGCGTAACTTCTGTTCTTTTCTCTTTCTGAAATACTGAAATATTCTTTTAATCATCACTATATATTTTAAACTTCAACCGTTTTTATTGCCTGTAAAGCCCCCTTTTCATTTCTTATAATTACCGTTATATCCTGCTTCGGTATGGTAGCTTCGTATTTTTTTATTGACTTACGGGCTTCTTCTATCCCCTTACTTATTTCAGACAAAATTTTATCCATTAATTCTTTTCCCATAATTTACTGAATTAAAATTAGTGCCTGTACCCTAATCGAATAGTAGAACCTTATTTCAGTTCAGTACAAGCTATATTTAGACCTTTCAGCGATACGGACACCTGCCCCGCATACTTGACACCGTAAAGATGATTTTCGGTGCTGAAAGTAAAGTTCATTTCAAATCAATATAGCCTACTACCAGTCACCGCATCCCTGCTATGGCAGCTTCTATATTTCGTTATCTTGGTTAATCTTGTACGGCTTATGAATTACACCGCAAAGGTTTTCACATACTTGTCAAAGAACTAATCAATAGTGCCCTACCCGATTCTCGCTATCAGTTGCCGTTCAATCCGTCAATAGGGCTGTCGTGCGTGATATAATCGTGTGATTAATCATCATAAAAGAACTTCTCGCCCGGCTTTCTGAAAAGCCTGTAGCTTGCATACAAGCAGCTTAATACTATCAATGCCTCTATCATACTGCCATTCTATCAAGTTGAAACTCTATATAATCAATCTCTTCTTGAATAACCTCTAAGGCTTCTTCTTTCGTATCGGTGTTGCAGAAAACGCATGCCTCTGCATCAGACATTTTATCCACCTCTTCAAGTTCTTCACAAGCCTTATCTAAAGCCTTTTCAAAGGCATAAGCTTCTATACTATCACATACTCTATAGTTTCTCATATCAGGCAATTTTTAAAAGGTTAGCTTTCTTGTAGCATCTGAACTCTTGGCGTTCTGTGTCGAAATAGGTCTGGACTGTATCGTTCTTCTTTCTGTTGTCAGTACCAGTAATGGTAGGCATCAGCTTTTCATTTAGTGTACCGTAGGCTTCTCTTACAGAACCATCCACCTTTTGAAAGTAGAATTTCACAATCTTGCTTTTCATCTGCAATTTCAATTTCATGTTAGCCCAAGCGCACTTTAATGCTTCTGACATCGTAAAACCGTTCTTGCGAACAAACTGCCATGCAAGACTCATAACTTCGTGTAAAAAATTCTTCGTGCTCATAATCGTGTGATTTAATATGTTTATACTATTGCACCTTATTTGTAAGTTGCGTATCTTTGTATCGTTATCGTGATGCAAAGATACCATATTGTTTGTAATTACAAACACAAAATACAAACAATGTTTGTTTATAAACATTGTTTAACTATTAGGGTAGTTTATACTTTATTATATGAAAAAAGAACATAGAGATAGAAACTGGATATCGTGGATAGCACTTGGGGTGAGTGTTGTTGCAATATTGCTATGGCTATGCAAATACGAACCTGTGACATGGACTCTATTAGATTCTGTGTTAGCTGTTCTTTCTTTTGTTGTGGCGATTATTTCTGTACTTTTTGCCTTTAATATGTTTGGAGTAAAGAAAGATTTGTCTGAATACGTCAATAGAAGAACTGATGATTTGGAGCGTGAACTTCATCAACAGACTTTAAAATCCGCCTTTTACATAGAAGTTAGAATGCTGCATTTAGCCACAATTCAAGGTGATAAAGAAGACATAGAACAATCTATATACATGATGCTTGACATCGTAAAAATTACAAAGAATAAAGAAGATATAGATTATATTTTACAGAAACTAAAAGAAATAGAGGTTGGAACAAATGACGCTTTCAATACCAAAATCTCTATTGAAAAACTAAAAATAAAATTGGAAAGTATTAAAAATATATCATGTGATGCAGCAATTTTTATCAATCGATTATCTATGCCTTAATGATATTATCGCATTGTCAAATAAATCATTAATTGCTTCACGTGATTCTTTAAGTTGCTTACTGCATCCTGATTGATATTTATTTGATTTGCCGTGGAACTTCAAACCGATTAATATCATAAGGATTGATATAGTTGCGTTCATATCATTTTATATAAGTAAAAGCGACAAACTCCAAAGTTGCGGTTTGAAGTTAGGTCGCCTATATAGTCCCTTACGGGAACAGTTAAACAATTTAGTCGAAATCATCCGCAACTTGATTCCGGCACAAATATACAAACTTTGTTTGTAATATCTATATGATTATGGGGAAATTATTATCTAATTACGAAGAACTTCCGGTTGCGAATAAAAAAGTGTATGATTTAGTACAGCATTATACAGATGGAAATATTTCCATGTTCGCAGAATATATAGGAGTAACACAGCAAGTGTTAGAACGTATATTTAGGATAGACAAAAGGAACGGAAAATATCCCAAAGTTTCCGATGGTATTAAAAGTGCTTTGAAAGAAAAACTGAATATCTCCGAATCTTGGTTTATAAGTGAAAACAATCCAGAAAATGAGATAAATAACAACACTCGCCCACGAATACCATACGATGCTGCCGCTGGAGCTCTTACTGACACAATAAATGGGATTACTGAATATGAATGCGAACAGGTTCCCATAATAAGCGTGTTTCCCAAATATGATTTTACTATACGCATAACGGGTAAAAGTATGGAACCTGAATATTATGCTGGGGATGAGGTTGCCTGCTTAAAAATAAATGAAAAAAGATTTATCCAATGGGGGCGCGTTCATGTGCTTGATACTACGCAAGGAGTTGTAATAAAAAGAATATATGATGATGGGGATAGCATACGGTGCAATTCTTTCAACACCGAATATCCTGATTTTTCAATCCCTAAAGAAGATATTCGTTCATTTAATTTAGTAGTAGGCTCGGTAAGATTATAATGAAGACAGAAATAAACAATCCAAATATATAAGTATAATGAAGAAGATTTTATTTTTTATGGTAGCTATATTGCCAATGATACTGTTTACAGCATGTTCATCAGATGATGAAGGTTTAGATAATGGAACAAAATATTTATCTGAAATAGTAGTCAAAGAACACGAAAAGAAATTTGGAGAAATTAGCGAATACGGCGAACTCTACGAACAATACAAATACAACCAAGATGGAACAATCGCAGAAAAAACAACAAACTACTATGTTAATGCTGTAGATTCAAGAATTGACTACACGTATAAATACACATACGACAACCAAGGACGGCTAATTGAACGTAATGATTATGAATTGACATTATTCGAGAAGAAATATAAATACGAGTACAACTCTATTGATTCTGTATCTCGCATGATGGTATATGATGAGGATGGAGATTTAAATGAGGATTGGACATTTGAATATGACAATCAAAGAAGGCTTATAAAAACAATAGAAAAAGATATTTGGCTTAGCAATGACTTTGGATATATCAGCGAATACACATACGAAAACAATAAGGTTTATGTGGTTAAGCATAGCACAAAAGATGAAACGTTGTTCGGAAGATATATTTATGAATATGATTCTAAAGGTAATCTTCTGCAAGAAACGTATATTAGTGGAGATACAGACAAAGAATCAATAGAACAAAAATTTGAATACAAATATGATTCATTGGGACGTATTCAAAGAAAGTCTAAAAAAGCATATTTATTTGATAACTGGACATATTATGATTATCTATATAACGATGATGGTACAATTAATAAAATATCCATATCCTATAGTTATAAAGATGATGAATCAGAGCTGAGATACAATTATGTTTGGAAATAATTAAAACAATAGGGTCATGATTGACTTTCTAACCATCATACTCCTAATATTCGGAGTACTGCAAATCATCCTCTTCTTCAAGGTATGGAGAATGACGAATGACATCAAAGAGATAAGGAACAAGTACCTTAAAGACGAGGACGAGAAACGGAGACAAGAAGCGGAACACGACCCATCTCCGAAAATCAGCAGCGGGTCTAAACCAACAATGTGATGATTTTATAAATTGTTTACCCATTGTTTACCTAAACAAGAACAAAACATAAAACAACAAAATGATTATCAACATAATACCCAATACAGTTCCTTAGATTGTGGTTCTGAATGTCGAGGGTTCGAGTCCCTTCAGTCACCCAATAAAAAGAGGAATTTCAGTGATAATTTTCCTCTTTTTTTATTATATACCCCCTTTACCGGGACTCAGGGTTCAGTTCGAAAAAGGGTCAACGTAAAAACCTGAGGGATTCATAGCTTATGCATAAATTTTCGCCAGTCTGAACAGGAAGAAAGCTCTGTCCTTT